TTATGAATTTCCTTTAGACAATCGTTACAATAGGCCTTTTGTTTGGGACCGAAAGTGGCCAATGTCCCGCACTTTAAACACGGTCTTTTTGGTTGTAATCTTAAAGATTCAAGATATTTGATATATCTATCCGCCCTTACTTTTTTTAAACACTCTCTACAAATTCTTTCACTCTTTTTTAGTATAGTTCCACATTTTATACAAAACCTTATCTTCTTTTTTTCTTTGCAAACAGGACAAGTTAACTCTGCTCTTCTAAGATTAGGAAATTCTTTACCACACTCTTTACATTTTGTTGTGGTTTTATAATTAAAAATTAAATAAAACGAACAGGTTTTTAATAACTTATTTATATCGGTATATTTAAAGCCCTTTTTTCGTAATTCTAAAGCTTTTTGTCTTTTTTCCAATAAGTTCATATAACAAGTATATTATATGATAAAACAAAAAACAATACAGGAAGGGGAAAACTCTTGCATTTTTCTATTGACAGGTATATACTTTCTGTTGTCCAACACCTTTTAGAGATGTTTAAAGGACTAACTATATAGAAAAAAAGAGAAAGCCCCATTGCTGGGGTTTTTCTCTTGTGTCTATGGCACGACTTTATTATATCATACAAAATAACTCCCGCAACAGCTAAAGATAGAACCAGTGGTATCGGGTGCACCCGCACCAATTCGTCTTTGTTGTTTTTGGGAGTTATTTCTTGGAAGGGAAAAGTATAGCTCTAAATATAAAAAACATTTGTCTATCTATTTCCCACCTTAATCTTAACATATTGCAAGTTCCTTTAGAAGTATTTGTCAATACAAAAAAGGGGAGTGTCCGTGCCTACACTCCCCTATGCCGTCTCTCTTCTTTGCCAACTCATTGGGCTTCTTTGGAGACTAGCGAGTTTTTGCGTGGTCTCTTGCCGAGATGCGGGCAGTCCTTGACCGAGCAATACCTTCGGAGTTTTCCGATGTTCGCTGATTTCTTTCCAAGTCGGCAGAACCAATAGAACTGGGTATTTAACCTCACATCACCCTCCTTGAACCCTCAATGAAGGTGAAGTCCATCTGGTGTCTGCGAGCTACCAAGAGGATTGACTGCTGTTCCCATGTTATCTCACGGGTGAGAGGCAGTCCACAGGTTAGACAGTGGGCAGAAATCATCAATCCCGCCTCACCGTTCACGGCAACGGTATCAAGTGTCGGTTGTTTTCCGCACTTAGGACAGAGCAGAGGAACATCAAACCATTCAGTAGGCATAAGAACACCCCTACTTAATTATACAATAGAAAACCTCCAGCCGATTAAACTGGAGATTTCTGCCACTGACTATTCCCTAAATACCAGATATGCGAGAGACTGACTATTTGGAATATTTTACTTTAACAAAATTGACTAGCAAAACTAGAAGACCGCCCATTGTCAAGTTCTGCCATTCTGCTGGCATGATAGTAAAAACAACAGGAGCACCGACTAAGACCACGCTAACAACCGCTTTCCAGACACCTTTCCAAAAGCTATAATTCTTTTCCATAATAAATAGTTACTACTAATTCCTCAATTATAACACAATAAATACCAGATATGCGAGAGACTGACCGATATTGTACAAATCTGCTTGACTCAATTCCCTCGTATTCCTTCGTTATTGCCACTTGTTTGCCTTGCTACGCTGTCTTTGTGTTTGTTTTGATAAATAGTATATAACAAAAAACCGTCAACCCGCTCACGTTCTCCAGTCTTACGACTGATTACTTGTAAATGTTGACGGCTATTTGCTTTTTGGCTTTTATACTCCCTTTGGCCAGTCTTTAAATTGACGGCTTCGTGGTAGCATTTCGCCTTTTTGCTTCTTGCCTTTTATGTTATCAAGTACAATTATTTCGTGATTGCTATATTTTAGCAATTCCGCATATAATCCACCTTGATTGTCATTTTTTGATATTGATAAGCGGTATAAATTTGCCCGTGTTGGTATCCCTTCCCATTTCTCCGCTTGTATTTCAATAGTCAAAAATTCATTTCCCCCCTGTCCTTTTGTAGCTCTCTCGCTTGTTGTTGTGGCGTATAGTTTCATATTAATAGTTTTTACCCTGATAACTTTCAATGTCCAGCAAGTCTTTGCAGTCTTTCCATTTATACTCAACCCCTGAACCTTTACCAGCATATAAACTTTCAATGTTAAAACCTTTAGCCTTCATTGTCCTTACCATCCTATCATCGCCCCCAAAAGTTTCCTTGTATAATCTAGCCCCTGTTTTATCTATAACTAGATGTATATGGAAACTCCAATTAGCATTAGAAGGGTGATAAAATCCCATATCCCTTATTACTTCTATTTTTTCCATATGTTTTATGTCAAAGAACGTGAACGGGGGTTAAAATAACCCATAAACTAGCCCAGAATTGAGCTAGTCTAGCGATATTTTAAGCTACTGGCTTATAAAAGGCATTTTCTAAATCGTGTATATACCAACCTCTTGACCTCTTACCTTTTGCAACGATAAAGGGATAGCCATCTCCGCTTGTTATAATCTTGCAAGTTTGTGCTATTTTATTAGCCATCCAATCATTGGTGTATTTTGCCACTAACTCTATTTTGCCCCTATATTCCACATCTCTTGTTAATTCTAAATATCCATCAGATAACATTTTTGTCTTTATTTCTTGTTTTATTTCCTCGCCTAAATCCTTTTGTGCTAGATATACTTCTGTATCTAAATAATCGTGTAAATTTTCGTCTATTTTCTCAGTTTCAAGTATAAATCTGGCCACATCCGCATTATAAGGATACTTGCCCGTCTTTTTATATTCTTTCAAATACTCTAAAACTTTAGGCATACTCTTTTTATGGTAGCCCTCGTGTTTTTTTGATAACTCGTCATATTCGGCTTTTGCTTTTAATAATTTTTCATTAAAAAACATATATTTTTAATAAATCCTAGCTAATAATAAATAGAAGTAGATGACCGTTATCACCATAACTAACGGCAATAACCACACTTCACGCCTTGCTTCATTTCTCTTTTCCTTTCCCCATTTTGATAACATATTATTTATTTAAAACATCCAGTAATCTATCAAATAACTTGTCGGCTCTTTTTAATGTAAAGCCGTTTGACTCTTTGAAATCATTTGGCTCTGCATCTAAAATTGTATCAATTATCCAGCGTCTATTTAACATTGTATAGAGTTGTATTTTCTCTAACTTAGTCAATGACTTTATTTTCATATTATTTATATTATTGATAAATGTAGAGTATAAATAACTGCCTTGCCGTTGCGTCTTTCTCCTGTTTGTGCTAGTATATAGCAAGTTATAAAATGATCGTTGTCCTTGACCTGACTAACAAGGTAGTTATATATACTCTATACATAAGTATATACCAGTATATATATAATGCAATAGAGTATTCATTATCTTTTAATCAAATATGTGGATAACTTTATAGCTTTATAATATACCATATAATACACCAATAATGGACAAATAATATAAGTCATTGTATTATGATAACAGCAATAATAACATTTTTGGCAGGAATATTTATAGGAAGGTATTTTATGGTAGTAAAAAACCACGCTCAGATACTCAATGATATTGAAAGAGTTAATAGAATACTTGACATTAAGAATAATGTTAGTATAATAAGTCCATCTAAACTAAATGAACAGCGAAACATTGAAAAAAATCTCACTGAGCAAGGATAATAACCTAACATTGCCACAAAAGAAATTTGTCGTTGGCGTTGTTAATGGTTTAAACCCTACTCAATCAGCTAGACAAGCCTACCCAACCCAAACAGATGCTTCGGCAAGAGTTACGGCAACAGAGAATATGAAGAAGAAGAAGGTTAGAAACGCTATTGAAAGAGCCTTAATTAAAAGTAATCTATCGGAGCAGAGAATCACTGATATCATATCAGATGCAATGGAAACAGAGACACCACACACCATAGATTGGTCAGTTAAACACTCTTACATCACTACTGCTTTACGCTTGAAAGGTTATCTCAATAACAACAATCAGCCCAACACACAGGTTAATGTCCAACTCAACTTAGAATAATATCACACTCTTGACGGATAAGGGGTGGGGGTGGTGTAATAAGGGGTGGGGTGTTGATAAAGAATTACTCCTTTCTTCTCATAATAATTCTTATTTCTATACTATGTATATGATAATGAAGTGTATATAAAGTCAAGTAGTTTGTGGTAGGGGTTTAAAAAGGAAAGAGGGAAGACACGTATTGTTGTGTCGGTGTGAAAGGAAAAAGTGTTTACTACGTTGAGGTAGTCATCCCGCCTTGTTAGACGCACTATAATTATAATTTATGATACAATATCTTTGCAAGTTTAAACATACTTGCAATACATTTTAATACTAATGTAAAATATATAAATATGGAATATGGTGTAAATGAACTATTAAAAAGTCCTTCTGGCAGAGCCCATTTGGCGGAACTGCAAAAAAGGCATTGGAAAGACATCTTACAGCCTGGGGATAAACTGTTTACAAGAGTTTATGGAGATAAGATTAAGAAGGATAAAGAGCAGATGGAGAAGAATAAGAGGGTGGGTGAGGATATGTATGCTGAGCAGAAAGAGAAAAAAGAGTGGGAACAAAAAAATAAATGGAGAACGAGATAAAACCTAAAAAAGTCGTCTTTCGAAATTCTGATACTCAGGAAGTTTTGAATGAATGGGAACTTAATCCTTCCCAGCTTAAGTTTTGGACTTCCAAAAAGAAATATGTCCTCTTTTCAGGAGGTTATGGTTGTATTGCTGGAAATACCAAGATACTCAATGCTGATACTATGAGAGAAGAGGAAATTCGTTATATTGATTACCCTTTTAGGGTTTTTTCCCATAATGGCAAGAAAGCTCAGGCTCTAACTCCAGTTAAATATCCGCCCAAACCTTTGTTTAAAGTAAAAACTAATTTATATGAATTTATAGGGACAAAAGACCATCAAGTTCTTACTGTGAAAGGGTGGAGGACTGTCGGTGAACTCTCGGTAGGCGAACTGCTCTATGTAACACCTCCTTCCCTTCCTCACTCCACTTCGGAATCCTTCCTTTCAGTTCTTTTTTCAAATGTTCTCCATTTGATAAATAAAGTTCAAGATTCTCTATTCTATTGTCGTTTCGTTTTCCGTTTTTATGGTGCACGACTTCTTTTATCTTCAAAAATCTTCCGAGTTTATTTTCCATTATCAACCGATGTTCTCTTACATAACCTTGATGGTTGGCAAAAGGGTGTCCGTTCTTCTTCACAAGAATATAACCACTCTTATCAACAATCCGACCTCCTTTCCAAAAATGATTCTTTTCCATCTGAGAAGCATCTCCCCGTTTCAAACGAGGCAGATTATAACGAAGAATCAACTTCTGAATATACTTTTGGGAAAGACCAGTCAAAACTGAGAGTTCTTTGGAACTCCTTTTCCCGTCACATAAAGGATTTAATAAATCCCTATAATCTTTTTTCTTCATATCCATATCCTACCATAACTGTAGATGAAATACAATCCATAACCTACTATGGTGTGGATAATTATTATGACCTTCATGTTCTTGGGACACATAGTTATTATGCTCAAGGTTTTTTCCACCATAATTGTGGTAAATCCTTAATGCTTACCTTAAAAGCTGTTGATATGGCTTTGAGATATCCTAAAAATTACATTTTAATGGGTAGGCGTACTTATCCCGAACTGCGAGATACTCTTCTTAAAGAATTCTTCTCCTATGTTCCAGATTTCTTGATAAAGGACTATCAAAAGGCGGAAGGCAGAGTGGTTTTCCATAATGGGAGTGAGATAATCTTCCGCCATCTTGATACTATTGCCGAATCGGAAATCCGTTCTCTTAACCTCGGTGCTGCCTTTATTGACCAAGGAGAGGATATTTCCAAAGATGTCTTCATAGGACTTCGTGGCCGTCTTAGAAGAGAAGGAGTAGCGGATGAAGACCGTAAAATCTGCATTACCTGCAATCCCGCTCTTACTTGGCTCTATGCAGACTTTAAGCAAAGTCCAGAAATGAATTCAGATGGAACTTGTGATTATGAAGTTATTGAGGCCTCTACTCTGGAGAATGCCTCCCATCTGCCCCAGTCTTACATTGATGACCTCTTGAAGTATCCCGAATCCTACAAGAAACAATATGTCTATGGTTTATGGGATGAAGATTTATTATCTAATCGTGCTGTCTTTGCTAGAGAATATTTGGAAAAAATGAGGCAATGGACGATGGAACCGATTAAGTTGCGAGAAGGTTTGGAGGTCTTCGCTGAATACAATCCACAGCATAGATACCAAATGGGTATTGATGCTTCCGAGGGAATTTATGAGGTAGGAGTGAAGGATAATAAACAAAAGTCCGACGAATCTGCCTTTACCATTGTGGATATGACTACCGAAGAAGAAGTTGCCTCTTGGTCTGGGCGTATTCCGCCTGATGCCGCAGCCGAGAAAGCTCTCTCTTACGCTTATTGGTATTCCTCTCCCAAAAATCCCATTATGTTAGTGCCAGAAATGAATAGTATTGGTCTGGCTCTCTTGAATCGTTTGAATCGTGAAAGTTCAACCCAAATCCGCATTTACCGCAGAGAAGAATTTGATAAAAGATTAGGAATAAAAAAGGAAAATGAGGGGTGGAGGACAACTAGACAGACCAAGCCTTTATTAGTTTCCCGCTTTCAGGAACTCCTTAGGTTAAGAGACCCCAAAGTTCGCTCCAAAAAAACCTACGAACAATTTAAATCCTTCGTTTATACCACTGATGCCAATAAACAGGGTATGGGAGCGGAACTTGGCTTCCACGATGACCGCCTTATCTCTGCCCTCTTGGGATTCTGGCAGAAAGCTCCAGTCATATCAGGCAAGATACTCGGTTCTTCTGAAAAAGATGATGGTTCTAGTATGAGAATCAAAAATGGCAAGATAATGATGATACCCCAGTTGCAGATTGAGAGGGAAAAAACTACAAACTGGCAGATTGGTTGACTTGCATTTTTAAAATAGTATAATTATAGACTTATGGAAGAAGAAAAATTTTTAATTGATTCAAAAGAAGAAGATTTAATAAAAACTTTCAAGGCTTGGAAGTTGGAATCCCAATCTTATCACGATGAGATGCTCCCCAAGCAGAAAATGTGCGAGGAGTATTACAAAGGCAACCAGACTTCCCGTGATTTACAACCCGATTATCTCTCTAATGTAGTTGAAAATCGCCTCTTTGAAGCGGTGGAAACTATTGCTCCTATCACTACCGCTTCCGCCCACCACTTTTTAGTTCTGCCTGGTTCTGATGATGAAAAGTCTGTTGAAAAAGCCAATAAATTAGCCAAAGTTCTGGAGAGAAAGTATCAGACTCTAGAAATGCAAAAAAAATTGGAGCAAGTGGTCAGACATATAATGCTCTATCGCTTTGGAGTAATGAAATGGTGTTGGGATGAGGTCAAAGATGATATTGATGTCAAAGTAATTGACCCTCGTCTTATTCTTATCCCAAAAATGCGTCTTGACCCACATGAATTGCCCTATAAAATTGAAATACAGGAATATACCAAAGCAGAAATCAAAGAGTATTTCCCCAAAGTTAAAATAGACGAAATTTCGGTTGAGTCTTCCGTTGATGTGGGAGAAACCACCAAGAAAAAGAAACTATATAAAGTTTATGAAGTGTGGACAGGAGAAATGGTGGCTTGGATTTGCAATGACAAGGTGCTTGATAGGAAAGCCAATCCCTATTGGGACTTTGAAGGAGAGTCAAAGAAATATATTGATACTTCCAAAGAAAAAATGAAAATTGGAGAGAAATTGGTATTTTCCAATCATCTTGATAGACCAACTGACCCCTATGTTTTCTTTACCACCTTTGATGTTTCCGATGGGCCAGTTGCTCCAATCTCTCTGGCAGAAATTGGCATACCTATTCTTGATGCTATCAATGTCCAGAAGAGGCAGATAATTGATAATTTAAGGAGACTTGGCAATGGACAGGTTAAAGTTGATAGCGATGCCATGTCTCAGGAGGAGGCGGAAAATATAACCAATGAAGTTGGTCTTATCATAAGGGGTGAAGGTGTTTCTTCCCAGAATAAAGTCTCAAGAGAGCCTGGTGTTCCATTACCAGCAGGACATTTTGATAACTTAACCCACAGCGAAACTGTCTTTGATAACTTAATGGGTGTGCATGGTGCTACTCGTGGTTCTGCCGATTCCAATACTTTGGGTCAGGATATGATGTCTCGCCAGCAAGATTATACTCGTGTAGATTTGATAACTAGAATTTTGAATAGAGGAGTGGCTCGTTTAGCCAATGGTCTGGTGCAACTGATGAGAATGTATTATGATGAAAGTAAAGTCATAAAGATTTTGGGCGAAGACGGAGCAGTAGAATTTGTAAGACTTAATCAAGATGACATTGAAGATTGGATTGAAATAGAAGTGAGAAGCGGTCAGTCGTTGCCGATGGATAAAGTTTCAATCAGAACCGAAGCGGTGCAACTTTGGCAACTTGGTGCTCTTGACCCCGTTTCTCTTTATGAGAGACTTGAATTTACTAACCCAGAAAAATATGCCAATCGCTTGATGGCTTATAAGGCGGGACAACTCACTCAGGAGACCCAAATGAAACTTCAAGCGGAAATGCAGATGGCTCAGATGAATGCACAACTTGGCAATACTGCCAAGACTACCGAGATAAATGCCAAAGGAACTGCTGAAGTAGCTAAAGTAGCGGAGCAAAATAAAGGTCGAGCCGTGGAAACAGCTATGAATGTGATGCAGAGAGCCAATGCTAATTTGGGTGGTGGTGCTCCGTCTCTGCCAAAGACTCCAAAGTTAGCAGGTCAGAAACAAAAGAAATGAATTATAAAGACTTGGTAAATTGGTTTAGAAAGAAAAAGAAAAGTTGGGATGTCAGTCATGCCCAAAGACAGAAAGAGTTTGATGAAGGTTATAAATATGGTATAAGAGAAGTTGGTTGGAATCCTTTTAAGAAAAAATAATATGCCACTTTCAAAACATATGTCGGTTGATCAAATGATGCACGAACTTAAAACTAAAGGTTCAAGAAAGAGGAGTAGGAAGCAAAGACTTGCCATTGCTCTCTCCGTTAAAAGACAAGGCAAGTAGGACTAAACCTTAAAAGAATTATTAGTTAGTGTCACAAAAGACGTTAAAATGAAAATATATGGCTGATGAAAAAGAAACCATTATAGCCGACGATGACGAAGAGAACATCGAAGAGGACAAAACCGAAATCAATGAAGATAAGGACAAAGAAGAGGATAAGGGTGATAAACCCGATAAATCTGAAATTGCTCAAAAGATTAAATATCGTGAGAAATGGAAAGATGCCTCAACTAAAGTCTCCAATTTAGAAGCCGAGCTTGCGAAACTCAAGCAAATGGATAAAGACATTGGTGGCAAACCCGCTGATGATGCTGAGGCAAGGGCACAGAAGTATATCCGTGACCAAGCCAAAGCTGTCTATGAAGACCTCTTAAATGCTAGAAAGGCAGACGAGGAGAAAGTTACAAGACAATTTGAGGAAAAGGTGGAAGAAATCTTGGATGAAAATCCCGATATTACCGAGAAAGAACTTCTGGATGCTATTGAAGATTTTGAAGTTGAGCCTAAAGTGGCTCTCAAAATCTTAAGGAAATCTTCTGTCAAAAAGGAAAAGCCCAAGATGCCTCAGGCAAAAAGGGCTTCCGCAGATGGTGAATCCGATAAGGAGAAACCAAATGATGCTTCAAAATCCATGTGGCAAGTCGCTAGAGAGGAAATCGCAAAGCTCAAAAAATAACCTTACTTAAATGGCAATACCCTTAGGAAATTTCGTCTCTACAACAACTAGACAACGATTTTTCGAAAAAGCGGTAGACAATGCCTATTCGGGAAATGTGCTTTTTGAAAAGCTGAGAAGCTCAACTAGACCTTGGTCTGGCGGTAGAAGGATTGAATTTCCTATCAATATCGCTAAAAGGACTCAGGGTGGTTCCTTCTCAGGCTTTGATACCTTACCAACAGCCCAGGAAGATACGAGAGTGATGGTATACGCAGACCCTGCGGAATACACATCTTCTCCTCTTACCTTCTCTGGTATTCAGTTGGCGGTAAACAAAGGACCAGAAGCATTCCTGAACTTGATGGCTACTGAATTTGAGTACGCTTCCAAAGACCTCGCTGATAAAATTGGCGATACTATCTACGGAGATGGTACTGGCAATGCAAGTAAAGACATCAATGGTCTTGTTTACCACGTAGACGATGCAACGAATGTAGTCACTTGGCAAGGACAATCAAGGACAACCTATTCAAATCTTAGGTCAACTCTGAATGCCCAAGCGGGTGCTCTCTCATTCACCAACCTCGCTACGGATACTGACGCAGCACAGATAGGCAGTGATAGTCCCGACCTTATAGTTACGACCCCTGCGGTCTTCTCTATAATCGAAAGACTCTTAACTCCTACTTTGCAGGTCAATTACGGAGCAGCCCCAGCAACTGGAGCAGCCACTGGTGGGTTGAATGGTATCGGTCTTTCTGTAGGTGCTAATCGTATGTGGTGGAGGGGAATCCCAATCATCGCAGACGAGAAATGCACTTCTGGAAACATCTTTACCCTCAATATGAAACACCTCTTCCTTTACACTTTGGATTATACCAATGATGTAGTCGAGTCCACCAAGGAAGGTTTTGCGTTCACTGGCTTCAAAAAAGGTCAGAACCAAAATGCTATCGTTGGACACTTATTGTTTATGGGTCAATTAGTCGGTGACTCGCCTCGAACAATGGCACGTCGAACTGGCGTAACATCTTAATAGCTAAATCGTAAAATACAATGAGTACATATACAGGTACAATGGGTATTGCTTCTGGTCTGCCTTATGCGGTTGACGAAGCCAATCCTACACACGAACTTGGCGAAAAGATCTATACCGCCGATGGTCGTGCTTTCCGTTATGTCAAAGCTGGAGAAACTTTGGTAGTCGGAGACTTGCTTGAAGCCCCTGCAGAAGATACAGCAGTCCAATCAATTTTGGTTGCTGCTACTGATGCTGGAGCAAAGTCAGTTACTACTACTGGTACAGTTACTGTAACTGCTAACGAATATGCTGGTGGTTTCGTAGTTGTAACTGGAGAAGGTGGAACTGGCACTGGGTTTATGTATCAGATTAGGAGTCATCCTGCCGCAGTAGCAGCAGTGGTTACCCTTACTCTCTCTGACCCTCTGCAAGTTGCCTTTACCGCTTTGACCCAAATCGACTTCGTTAAGAATCCTTACAATGGCGTTCTTCAACAGAACACTACCCCAACTTCTTGTTTGGTTGGTGTGGCTGTCAATGAAATTACTTCAGGCCAGTATGGATGGATTCAAACCGATGGTGTGGCCACAGTTAAAAACGATGCTACAGGGGCAGTCGTTGTTGGCAATACCGTAGTCGCCTCTGGAACCACAGTCGGTTCTATGAGAGCTGCCGCTAATGATACGACTGAACTCTTTGCATTAGTTGGTACTGCCGTTACTGGCATTGCCACTTCAGAGAGAGGTGCAGTCAAACTCAATATAGGCGGATAAGTCGCAAGACTTTTTATTCATTAACTAGAGTTCTGTGGGGTCTAACAAATTATTAAACTTCCCAGAACTATAAAGCTATGCAAGAACTCGAAGTTATTGATATTACCAATCCCACTTCGGAAGATTTTTCCTGGAGATATAATGGCGAACTCTTTACCATCAAAGCTGGTGAGAAAAGAGGTTTTGCCAAGTCTGTAGCGTTGCATCTTGCCAAGCATCTTTCAACAAAGATGGTTTGCGATGAAGCACTTTCTGTAGCTAACAAAAAGGATTTGGCTGACCCTAAAGCCGCTATCCATGTCAAAGTATCCCAGCTGAATACCTACGATACCCATGAAAGGAGAATTGCTTTGTATAAAATACTTGGCAATGTAGATTTGGTTCTCCAAGTGATAGCCAACTACCCTTTCAAGGGTTTTATCGGGGAGATGGACATATATCAAAAGTTTGTTGAAAAATCACAACCAAAAGTGGTCGCTGAATAATAGTAAGCAACAATGGCAAATTTCTTTGGAAATCCAGTAGCTAGGCATGTAGTGCAAGGCTCATGTAAGGCGAATCAATCTACCTGGACACCTATGCGAGTTGGTGCAACCAACTTGGCAGATAGGCAATGGGTGGAACTACAAGTCCGAGGAACTACGGCATTAGCGATAGCTTATGCCAATGTAAATGCGAATGGGACATTCACCACTCCAACAGTTTCTGGACATCACACGATAATAATCCCAAGAAACTCAATCAAAGTTATTCCTGTTTCGGATAGTGTAACTATTTATGGTCGAAGTGTTAATAAGATAGCTAGTGCGGCTGGCGGCTGCAAAGTGGTAGTCGCAGAGTTTGCTTAAATTATATGGCAGAATTTCATCTAAGTGACCTGTTCATAACCAACTTTAGTTTCACCACGTCGTCTAGCTCATCTTCTACTTCTAGTAGTACTAGTACTTCAACAAGTAGTAGTTCTTCTACCTCAAGTAGTTCATCTTCTACTTCTACTTCTACAAGTTCGTCGTCTTCGACAAGTACCAGTAGTTCATCGTCAACGTCGACTAGTACTTCTACTTCCACTTCCACTTCTTCCTCTTCCACAAGTACTTCGACCTCGACAAGTACCAGTACTTCTACAAGTACTTCTTCGTCAAGTAGTTCATCTTCAACAACTTCTTCAAGCAGTACTTCGACGACAACTTCAACAAGTACAACAACTTCTACTTCAAGTAGTTCTACAACTTCAAGTTCTAGTACTTCAACTAGTACTTCTAGTACTACGACAAGTAGCTCTACTAGTAGTTCAACAAGTAGTTCAACGACAACAGCTTAATTTTGGTTATTTTCTCTCGAAAAACACTCTGCTTGTGACAGGGTGTTTTTCATTTATCCACATTTTGTTTGACAGAAATTAAATTTCATTTATAATTCTTTGTGTTATTAGTTAGTAAAATAAAATGAAATACAAAAACCTCGTCGCAGGTCAAATTGATTCTCTCCTTAAAGGTGTGGCTTCCAAGTATGAAGGAATGCCCATTGCTTTATCGGGAGGTATAGACAGCAGCACTTTGGCTGCTTTTATTAAACCCAAAATGGCAATCTCGGTTCAACTGCCAGAAAGCAAACACAATGAAATTGAGTATGCCAAGAAAGTGGTAAAACACTTAAAAATACCAGAACACGAAATTGTTGAATATACCGAAGATAGTTTTGAAGATGATTTAAAAACTGCTGTAATTGCAATAGGCAGACCTATCCCACACTTTAATATTGTTCCTCTTTTCCAGATGTATCGTAGATTATTTCAACTTGGATATACTGAATTGGTGCTTGGTGATGGACCTGATGAAGTAATGTGCGGTTATGGCAGAGACCTTATAATCAACTATCTCTACAAAGTTTATGACTTTGAAGCGTTCAAAGATTATAAACCTATGATTGACAAAATTCTTCCTCCGATTGGAGAAACTATTAAGAAAATAACTGGTATGGAGGGTGAAGATATACAACAAGTTGATATTGATTTGATGCGACCTGATATGGATGATATGAGCAATGGCATTGCCAAGTATTTTGGTATTACTAACCATAGACCTTATCAAGATAACAAAGAGATTGATGACTTTATGAGGGACCTTCCTATTGAAGAAAAGATAAAGGATGTAGAGTATGGCAAGTATGCACTTCGTCTAGTTGCGGAGAAATATTTACCAGAAGAGATTGCTTGGCGAAAAAGCAAAGTTGGCGGCCCCCTTTACTCTCCTAATATGAAGATGGGTTGGTTTGCTGATGAGGGAGAGTATGGTAAGAAAGCTTGGTTAAAGTATCAACAAGATATATTAGATGCCCAAAGATGAAATAGAAATAAGAATAGATGATGTTCTGCTTTATAAGGAACTGACAACAATAATGCAGAAAGCATTGAATCAAGGTTCTTGGTTTGAGCAGTTTAAGGAGTTTGATAAGTTCTTTGAAAAAAACAATATCAAGACTATTCTAGCTGTTTGTGTTGATGGTATAGACCAGTATCCAGAGTGGGTTGAATATATAAAGAAAAATAAAGATAGATACCAAATTGAAATGCACGGGGCTACTCACATAAACTACCGAAACAAAACCGAAGAGTTTGGCATTCAATCTCTGGCAGAAGCCAAAAAGAAAATAGAAATGACTTTTGGGGTAAAGGTAACGAGGTGGTATAACCCATTTCACATTAGAGGGTATCCTAAATGGGGTGAAAGAGTGTGCAAGAAACTCCATATCGGTTTCAATACTGCTTTAGACCAAAATAAACATCATTATCGTTCCCATTATTGGAATCCCAAAGATGTTAAAAGGATTAAAGGAATTTGTAAGCATTACTATAATGTCTAATGTGCGTCAACAACTTGAAAATTGGCTTTCAACTATTGAAGTAAATGGTTCTGTTCTTGATGTAGCTGGTATTCATTTACCCATTAAAGGTAGGACTAAAACTTGGGATGTAGATGATTATAAACTGCTTGATGTTAAAAAAACATTTAAAGGTAGAGTTCCCGACTATCAAGAAGATATAAATTACCCAACCCAAGTAGACCGAGAATTTGATAATGTGTTTTGTATTGAAGCTCTCTATCAATCGTATGACCCAATGCAAGTGTTCAAGAACTTCAATAAGTGGACAAAACTTGGTGGCAGACTATTTCTCTCAACCCATTTCATGTTCCCTTATCATATTGAAGTGGATGCCATGAGACTAACCAGATATGGAGTAAGTAAATTATTAAGTTTGAATGGTTTTGAAATTATTAACATAATTCCACGAATGGCTCGTTTGCCAGATGTCTTGAAAGAGTTTTCCACTTCCGAGTGTAAAAGCTACAAGCACCCTGGAGAAATAGGTTATCTGGTGGAGGCAATAAAAATAAAATGAAAAATATAGCAATAATTGGATACGGATATGTTGGACAAGGTTACCATAAAGCATTTCCAGAAGCGGTGATTTATGATGAACCGAAAGAAATTGGACACAGAAATAAAGTCAATGAATGTGATTTAGCCTTGGTATCAGTACCGACTAAAATGTTAGAGGATGGTTCCTGTGATACTTCCATAGTGGAAGAAGTAGTATCTTGGCTTGAAACTCCTCTTATCTTAATTAAATCTACTATCCCACCTGGCACTACTGACAGGTTAAAAGAAAGGACAGGTAAGAGAATATGCTTTTCTCCCGAGTACATTGGAGAGGGTAAGTATTGGGTTCCAGAATGGAAATATCCTAATCCAACTAATCCCCTATCTCATGGATTTGTGATAATAGGTGGAGATAAAGAAGATTGTTCAAATATTTTAGATTTCTTTATTCCAGTCTTAGGGCCATCAACTCATGTCAGAATAATATCCTCCATTGAGGCTGAGATTGTAAAATATGCAGAAAATTCATGGGGAGCTGTCAAAGTAAGATTTGCAAATATGCTGAGAGATGTATGCGATATATACGGTGCTAATTGGTATAATGTAAGAGAAGGTTGGCTTGATGACCCACGAGTTGAAGAAATGCACACTGCGGTGTTTAAAGACAAGAAAGGTTGGTCTGGAAAATGTTGGCCGAAAGATGTTATGGCATTTATTAGGGCTATAGAAAAGGTCGGTTATAACCCAAAATTATTAAAACTTATTTGGAACTTAAACATTGATTCAGTGCTGAAGTCTGACGGTAAAGATGTTCACGGTAATCCTGAATGGGCTTCGGAACTGACGAAGTTCCCCGAAAGCGACCTTGTTTAAAAATTGGCTTTTGTGGATTTTCTTTTCGGTTTTGAAGTAACTTAATTACTATTTCAGCTTGTTTCTTTTTAACCTGAAGATATGGAAGTAATAATGTTAAGGCAATCAATAAATTTTTTGAGGTTTCGTAAAATGAGTAATAATTTTTACCACCAAGTCTAGAATGTTTAATTGGAATATTAAAAAAATCACTAAAAATTTGTATTGCTCCCACATCTTTCATATGAATTGTCAATCTAGCATAATAACAATTTCTTCCAATAGAACTTTTACTTCTAGTAATTCCAATACATCCTTCTCCATCAACAATACCTGCCATATAAGCTAATTTTTGTTCGTAATTCATATAACTATTATATCAAACTATGGAAAACTCTGCAATACTAAATAAACTATCATCCTATCAAAATCCAGAAGGAAAGTTGCAAGATAAACTTGCACCTAGAACTGATTTGAGGTTATCTATGATAACTCCAAGATGGTTCTACCACAAAACTGTGCTTGATATTGGTTGCAATAATGGATACTTCACTCGTTTAGCCAAGAAACATGGGGCTTATAGGGCTGTGGGAGTGGATAAATCAGATTGTATTGAAGGGGCTAGAGAATTGGCAAAAGAGGAAAATGTGGGTGCAGAGTTTTGGCAAGTTGATGTAGAGAGTCCAGAGTTTCAAAGATTTTGTCCTCGTTTTGATGTGGTTATCTTATTTTCTTGTCTTACCAAACTCAAAGATAAAGAAAAGTTTTTGGATTGGCTTGATGGCAGAGTAAAGTATATGGTTCTTTTTGAAAGTAATCACGGAGAAGCAAATAAAGAACATATTGAACTTCTTAAGAAGCATATGTATTTTGAGTCAGTGGATTTTCTTGGTAAATCAGAGATTGACTCTAAACCTCACTATATGTGGATTTGCCGTAAAGCTAGTCATGAAGTAAGGTATCCACTACTTGATAATGCACCGATTCAGTTTCTTGCTTTGGATGAAATTACTGGTTGGACAGAAGATAAAATAATGGAGCAAAAGACTAGTTACCCATTAGATAGTCCTATTCAGAAAGAGTTAGAAGAAGATATAAAAAAGAGAGGTATAAGAGACCCACTGATAATTCAACACTACAAGGGTAAGTATATTGGGTTCAATGGCATTCATAGGTATTTTGCCGCCAAGCATTTGGGTTATAAATATGTTCCATGTAAAGTTATTTATGATAGTTTTAAGCATTTAAAACAAGAAGATGAATGATAATGTATCGGTTTGCATTTCCGCTTATGACCACCACGACATAACTGCCGTGCATGTCAGAGAAGCTATGAATGTATCAAAAATGCCTCTGGAGATTATTGTGGTTAATGATGGAGGTACTCCTGACCTCAAGGAAAAACTTGAAGCTATACCAGATAAAAAGTGTCCTCTGATTTATGCCCGTATCAGAGAAGACATACCTTGGAATTATATTGGAGCAGTTAATCTTGCCACCTTTATTTCCAGAGGAGATTACTTGGCTTTTGAGGACAATGATAATATTCCCTCTTATGACTTTTATGAAAAAGCAGTTGAAATATTTAAAACCCAACCAGAAGTGGGCAGGATACTTGGCAGACAGAGAAAGTGTATTGATAAGAAAGAAGTTCTTTCTGGCAAACCAAAGGAAGAATGGGAAGTGGTAAGGACATGGCATCCAAATCAGGGAACAGCTGTAATGAGGAGAGATATTGTGGTGGCTCTGAAAGGTCAGTGTGAACAATTTTGTGGTCGATATGGTTGGATGTATTATAATTTGAGGAGATTGCTACTCAATAATGTCAAGACTAAGTTTTCATCCACTGATTTTTATTATTATGTTGACCATATGATTGATGGGGGGGCACAAAGTAAATTGCCTAGAAATTCTGACAGGAAAAATCTCAGTGTTCACAGAGAACATATGAGGATGCCCAAAGACCAACTCCATCTACCTTATGGAATATTAAATTTTGTATATGACTACTACAGACTTAACTAGACACTACGTCTCAATAATAATCTCGCATTATAGCCTAGTGGATGATTTTGGCGAGGTTAAATCTTTTGGTCAGGAAAGTCGTTCTACTATGCTTAAAAAAACAATAGATTCCCTTGCCCAGAATACAAACTATCCTGTTGAGATTATTGTAGTGGATAATGGTGGTAATCCAGATGACTCTGACTATCTAATTGATATGACTAGAAAAGGAGTCATAAATACTTATGTTAGAAACAAGAATAATATGTATTTTGGGTGGGCTTGGAATCAAGGTGCAAAGTTGGCTACTGGAGATTACCTATGTTTCACCTGTAACGATATGGAGTTTAAGAAAGATTGGCTTGCTACTACTATTGCACCTCTTTTAAAATATCCTGAAAAGAAATTGATTGCTACTCCTATAATTACTCCAGATAAAGACAGGGGAAAATACATGAGAGGCACTCTTGATGAGTATAGACTTAATGCAATGGCTGGCTCTAACTGTATGCTGATGAGTAGAGATACACGTGAAACTCTTGGTGATTTATCAACTAATAGGGTAGCCAGTTATCTCTGGTATGCCAAAATGAAAGCATTGGGCATATTTATGGTTGCACCACCAGAGAATATGGCAGACCATTTGGCTCATAAAGGGGGTGTCAATTTCAATGCAGATATTAAGGTCGTCAAAGAATTATTAAACAAAGAAGTAGTAGACTACTCATCATCAACATGGAGAAATTAACAGACAAAAATTTAACATTCAAGTTTTTTAACTCTAAGTGGTTTAGAGTGCCTGATTGGGCTGAGAAGACTGAGAAAATATATCGTCAATGGTATTTGGATAGATATGGATATAAGAACGAAGAAAGTCTTAGAGAGTTTTTAAAGGACAAGAAAAGTATTCTTGATGCTGGCTGTGGTTTGGGAAGGGACTCAAAATTCTTTGCAGAGTTAAACCCTAACGCAGATATATTGTCAATAGACCAAAGTCTGTATGCTATTGAAATTGCAGAGGAAACTTTGAAGGATTATCCAAATTGCATTGTGATGAGGGGAGATATTACAGAATTAAATTTAGTGGAAACTTTTGACTTTATTTCCTGCGACCAAGTAATTCATCATACTCCAAATCCTAATCAGACACTTAAAACACTTATGAAACACTTGAAACCTAAAGGGGTGATTAACTTTTCGGTTTGTAAAAAGAAGAATAAATATAGGGAGTTTGTAGATGATGTCTTGATGAGTTATGCCAGAGACATGACTCCTGATGAACTCTGGAAATTCTCTCATACCATCACTCAGTTTGGGAAAGAGTTATACGACTTAAAGAAAGGTGTTGTCAAGTTTGAGGGTGAGGAGTATGAGAGCATTCAAAGATTTATTCATGATAATGTGTTCCGTTGTTGGTATAACCCAGATGTGGACTTTAACCTGTCAGTGTCATCGAACTATGACTGGTTTTCAAGCAATCCACGTTTTAGTGCAGAGGAAGTAAAAGACGAAATCTTAAAAGACATTCCTCTCTCTAAAATATTAGTCTTTAATGAAGATAAAGCGACCATTTCAGTGTCGCTACAATTATTATGAAAAAGGTCATGATTTCAGGCGTTAGTGGCTTTCTGTCTCATCATTTAATCCCAGAATGTCAGAAAAGAGGTTGTTATGTGATTGGGGTGGATAAAAGACCAATTCCTAAAGGACACGCCAGGCCAGATTTATTTATCTTAACAGATGTTCGAGACCTTGGTTTCAGAGACATGATGGGAATTGATTATGTCTTTCATTTGGCTTGGAGAACAAATATCCCTGATTGTCAGAGACACCCGCTTGAATCTACTTATGACAATATAGATATGACTATTCACATGATGGAAATATCAAAAGAAGCGTCTATAAAGAAATTCTTTTTCCCTTCAACCGCCTCATTGTATGCCCATAATCCAACTCCTTGGACTGAGGATATGCAAGGAGACCCCATTGAACCTTATTCTTGGCAAAAATTATCTTTGGAGTATGCCTGTAAGATGTATTCTAAACAGGGATTGCCGTGTGTTATTACCAGATACTTCCAAATCTTTGGAGAGTTTCAAAGAGATGATACGGCTCTAGCCGCCTTTATGAAAGCTAAGAAAGAAGGTAGACCGATTACTTTGACTAAAACTCATGCTCAATCTTCTTTCAAGTCAGGACAGAGGGACTTCATTTATGCTGGGGACTTGGCAGAAGCTACGGTTATGTTGGTTGATTCTGATAAAACTGGCAAAGGTGAGATATTTAATATTGCTTCTGGTGAATGTCATACTATGGAAGAAGTGGCAAATACTATTGGTGCAGAAGTAATTTGGATTCCAAGGAGGGAATGGGAAGTTGAGCGACATCATGGGGATATTGGCAAGATTAAAGAGTTTGGTTGGAAACCACATACAGATGTTTTGGATTGGTTAAAAGAAAACACATGAGGTATTCCACTTTCTTAGGCAAAAGAATGGCACAAACAGAGAGGGCAATTACTCTCTGGGAAAAAGTATTATTTAGAGTTCCATTTAGCAGAATTATTGAAATTGGCACTTTTCATGGCGGTTTTTCTACATATCTTCTTTTGGTGGTTCTAAGTCATGGCAAAGAGTTTTATACCTTTGATATTTGCAACTGGAGAGACTATGACCATAGTCCAAGAATTAAAAATATACTTGATTTGGATAGCCATTTTTATCAGAAAGATGTTTTTGAAAATGTTGAATTTGTATCCAATTTTATAAAAAAAAGAGGTATCACCATTCTTTTTTGTGATGGCGGAAATAAAGAGAAGGAATTTAACACCTTCGTTCCTATTATTAAAAAGGGGGATATTATTGCTGTCCATGATTGGAAGACTGAGGTTCTTCCAGAACATTTGAATCTTGATGGAATGGAAGAATTTAAACCGCTTGAATGCGATAAAGAAGAGATGACAAGATTTTTCAAAAAATTATGATTGATTGCACTATAAATATGATGGTTAGAAATGGAGAGGATTGTATAAGGCAGTCTCTTGAGTCTGTATTACCTTATGTTAAAAAAGCTATCGTAGTGTTAGATAGCAGGAGTACTGATAAAACAAAAGAAATCGTAGAAGGTTTGATGGATAAGTATCTACATTTAGAGTTTTTAACTTATCAAGTTAAAGAACCCTATACTGAATTGGTAGAGATAAGAAATTTGATGCTTTACAAAACAGATACCAAGTTCGGTTGGATAGTTGATTCAGATGAAATTTATCCAAAAGAAGTAGTGGAAGGAGTGGCTAAAACTCTCTCAAGACAAAATGGTGTCTTGGCTTATGGCTTCACTTCTTGGGGAGTATGGAATGGAGATAAAGCTCATGCCCAGTCCTCTAAAAGACCGACCATGAGAATTTACAGAAATTTCAAGGGTTTGAAATGGGAGGGAACATTTGGCAAAGAGAAACTTAAACTTGGGGATATTGACCTTTGTTATGACTATATTGGTTTGCCTTTTAAATATATACATTTGACCCACCTCAAATCCGATGACTGGAGAAAAGAAATGGGATTTGTAAGAGTGGCTGATGGTAGGGCACTCGTCGAATTGCCTGAAAATATTAAAATAATAGTTAAAGATTATGTCAAAGAAAGAATGTCGAATGTGCAATAATGATACATTTGATGATGTTATTGATTTTGGTGGTACACCACTAGTCAATAGTTTGGTTGAAGAAAAAGATTTGGACAAGACAGAAACTGTCTTTCCGCTTGAAGTAGTCAGATGTAAGAAATGTTCTCTAGTGCAGACCAAGAAACCCATAGATTCTCATGAAATATACGAAGCACAGGATTACCTCTATTTTACTGGGGATATGCCCCAGAATAGCCAGTATATGCTCTCCTTTAATTCTTTAGTAGAAGAAATTGAGAAATACTCAGATATAGGAGATTTGGTGGTTGAGATAGGTTCAAATGATGGAACTATACTTGGAAAAGTTAAGAACCGCAGAGTATTGGGTGTTGACCCAGCTACCAATGTAGTTATCAGAGCATTGAAAACTATGCCTACTCTTTCCGCTCCATTTAATGAACAGAATGCCAAGAATATACTTAAAGAATGGGGTGAAGCACAAGTAGTAGGCGGTGCAAATTGCATAGCCCATATTGACGATTTGGATAGTGTAATGAAGGGGGTAAATGCTCTACTAGCCCCAAATGGAGTATTTTGGGTGGAATGCAATTATTGGGGTGGCATGGTAAAGAACTCGCATTATGCCCTTATTTACCATGACCATTTTTCTTACTTCACTCTTGAAAATTGGGTGAATTATACTAAGAAATTTAGTTTGAATATCTTTGATGCTTATATCACAGAAGCACAAGGAGAGGGTCTTTCACTCCGTATTCTTATGGATAGGGGGAGTAGAGAACAAACTCAAAGAATGAAAGATTTACTTCAAGAAGAAGTGGAAACTGAATTAAATTCAGCTAAAACTTGCAAGAAATACAATAAGGCAGTTCAGGAAAAAGCGTTGAAATTAAAGGGGTTAATTGTGGATTTAAAGAAACAAGGCAAGAAAATTGCTGGATATGGTGCGGCTGCTAAAGGTTTCTCTATACTTCACTTAGCCAAAATAACTAATGAACTGGATTACTTCGTAGATGATAGTCCAGCAAAACAAGGAAAATACACTCCTGTAAACCATATCCCCATTGTTTCAAGAATAGAGGCGGAACTTATGAGATTACCTGATTATTGGTTTATAACTGCACCTAATTATCAATCTGTTATCGTGGCTAAAGAACAGGAGTTTTTGAAGAACGGGGGAAAATTTATATTTGAAACTGGGGAAATTCTTGGTTAAATGTGTTATAATGTTGTAGATGTCAACGGGAGTCTATAAAAGGAAACCATTTACAGAAGAACACCGAAGAAATATGAGTAAAAATCATTCTCGTTTTTGGCTTGGTAAAAAACAATCAAAAGAACATAAGGAAAAAATAAGTAAATCTTTGATTGGTAATACTAGAAGTCTAGGGAATAAACAATCTCAAGAAACTATATTAAAAAGTAGGGTAGGAAGAAAGAAGAATGGTTGGTATAAAAATAGAGATTTAACGATAGAAAAACATAGAAAATCTAAAATTGGTAAGAAAAGAAAGCCTTTTTCTAAGGAATGGAGAAGAAAACTTGGTGATACTCAAAGAGGTGAGAAAAGTCGGTTTTGGAAAGGTGGAATAACTCCTCAAAATAAACTATTAAGGCAGTCCATAGACCTTAAAGATTGGCGTAATAAGATTTTTAAACGAGATAACTATACTTGTATGATTTGTCTGAAAAGGGGCGTCTATTTAGAAGCCCACCATATAAAAACTTGGTCAAAATATCCAGAATTAAGATTTGAAATTGGTAATGGAGTTACTCTATGTAAGATTTGTCATAATAAGACCAAATGGAAGGAGGAACTTTATGAACAAAACTTCCTAAAGAATGGCGGTAAATTCATCTTGGAAAGTGGAGAGATAGTCGGCTGATTTCTAAAATTGACAGAGAGTGATATAATTAGTGTCATTAGACATACTATTTTTGATATGAATGGCTAAAATACCTAATCTTAATTTAATATCTCAGGAAGTAAAAGATAAATATAGCATTGTAAACAATGCTCTTGTTAGAAGTATCATAAAAAATCCTGAACTTGACCAAATTGGTGAACCTAAAGACGAGATAAATATAGAAGTGGGAGATACCAAACAAACCGACTTTCTCCCACAGGTAAAGTTGATGCGGTTTTCAAACGAAGTCAACTTCTCTATCCGCTTAAAAGATGAGGACACTATAAACACCGCCACAGTTTCAACCGATAAAGATAAAATCATTTGGGAGAAAGGAAATATTAAAGCCGAATTTTATGACTTTACAGAAGATGAGGGTGGCTATAAGTTTGTTCCTTACTTCAAAGAGAAACCTGCAACAAATAAGATAATATTTTCTGTAAATAGAAAAGGGTTGGATTTTTTCAAACAACCTGCAATGACCGAAGAGCATTTGGAAGAAGGTCAGACTGCAGACGAAACGCATATCTACGATAGCGAGGGAAATGTAGTCGCAGAACGTCCTATAAATGTAATAAATTCTTTTGCTATCTACCATTCTACTAAAGGAGGGATGAACGATAGTGCTGGTAAAGATTACAAAACAGGAAAATTTGCTCACGATTTTAGACCTCATTTTTTTGATATAAATGGTTTAGAAGCGTGGGGCGATATAGATTATATTTGGAATGGAGATATAGGAGAAAGAATTGTAACTATCCCACAGGACTTTTTAGACAAAGCAGTTTATCCGATTAAGAGTAATGATACTTTTGGATATACTACACAAGGTGCTTCAAGTAGTAATCATCCTGCATATAGGATAGTAGGTAGCACCTTTACAGGAGCAGTTGGAACAGGAACAAGTATGAGTGCTTATTTGAAACTTGGAGGAAGTGGTAGTGAAACCGCAAATTTTGCCATTTATACAAGAAGTGTAAATACTGGAACTTTAATTAAGGGAACGACCGCATTTACAGTTGATTCAACCTCATACTCACTTAAAACTTCAAATTTTACTTCTGCACCGACTTTTTCAGCAATAACTTATCACTTAACAGTCGCTCAAGGAGATACTCCTTTTTCTCAAGAAGTAAATTGTGCTTACGACAGTGGTGGTAATTTGTGGGGAACAGAAGGAAATGATTATAAAAACAATAGTAATAGTTTTCCATCGTCAATAACTTATTTTACTGACTTAGATGGCTCAACTGAAAAATACTCCATCTACGCCACCTATACAGCAGGGGGGGGAACAACCTCCACATCCACTTCTTCTTCATCTTCAACTTCTTCCTCTTCCACCTCAACTAGTACTAGTACAAGTACCTCTACCTCTTCCTCTTCTACTTCATCAACCACAACAGGTGCACCTACCACTTCTACTACTTCCAGCACAACTAGTTCCACAACAACTTCAACATCTACTACTTCAAGTACAACTAGTTCAACTACTACTAGTACTTCCACTACCAGTAGTAGTACAACTTCAAGTACAACAAGTAGTACCACAACCTCAACTACCTCTACTACTTCCACTTCAACTAGTACTTCAACTTCAAGCACATCTACTACAACAACCAGTACTACTTCTACAACCAGTACTAGTACTTCTACATCTACTTCAACTTCAAGTTCAACTACAACACAATTTGTTCCAGAACCAACATCAAGTTCATCAACTTCTACCACAACTTCTTCCACCACTAGTAGTTCAACATCTAGTACTAGTACCACAACTTCAAGCACTACTACATCTAGTACTACAACAAGTTCCACTACCACTTCTTCTACTTCAAGTAGTTCAACCTCTACTTCTACATCAACCAGTTCAACAACTACAACTAGCACCTCATCTTCTTCTACTTCCACCTCTACTACTACTTCCAGTACAACTACATCTAGCACAACAACAAGTTCAACTTCTACTAGTACTTCAACCACGACCACTTCTTCATCAACAACCAGTACCGTAACTTCTTCTAGTTCAAGCACATCAACTTCCACATCTACTTCCAGCTCATCTACAACAACAAGTAGTTCATCATCTACCTCAACTTCTACCAGTACTTCTACTAGTACCTCCTCAACTACTACAATGTTTGGTAGTACAACAACTACTTCAACTTCCACTAGTACCACAACTAGCACTAGCAGTTCTTCCACGACAACTAGTAGTACAACTAGCTCTTCAACTACAACTTCTTCAACCACTTCTTCATCTACCACTACCAGTTCCACAACCACTACTTCATCTACAACCAGTTCATCAACTACTACTAGTAGTACAACTACAAGCACTTCTACCACGACTAGTACTTCAACCACTTCCTCATCCTCTACAACTACTCAATTTCCGTTTATAATTCCAGAATTGGAAATAAAGGTCGTAACACCAATTCTTGAAATTACAGATAATGACCCAGAATTGGAAATAAATTCAATAACTTTAGATAAATGAAATGGCACTTACAGATAAAACAAAAAAATGCAAAGTTTGTCAGAAAGAATTTCCTGAATTAAGATATGAGGTTAATAATGGCATTACTCTTTGCCAGCACCATCATCCTAGGAAAAAGGAAGATGTCGCAAAGTTGTCACCATACTTTCAAAATTTGGTGGCTTCATTAGACTAAAATCGCACTCATAGATAACATAATCTCATATTACAGCTTTGATGCCAGCACTCCTGCTGATGATGCTGGTGCTAATGAGGGCACAAATGTTGGTTCACCAACTTACTCATCAGGAAATGGAATAATAAATGTTGGCATGGGAGTTGCTGGAACTGCTTGGGTAACAATGGTCAATGACGCCAGTTTAAGACCCGCTGGCAAGTATTCTATAAATGTTTGGATTAAAACCACAACTGCCGGTTACGGTGCATTTTTCTTTATTATGAATTACATTACAGGGCCAGATAGGTTTTATGGTCCTGGACTATATATAGGTGATAACCATAAAGCTGTATTTGTTCATGGTCTTGGAACAGCAACAAGCAATGAACTTAATGGTGCTACCAGCATCAATGATGGAAACTGGCATATGGTAACGGCAGTTTATAATCAGACAACTATGCGAATTTACCTTGATGGTAATTCTACCCCTGATGCTTCTCAGGCCATGACGAGTAATGCTGTTTATACTACAAACCATTATCCTTATATTGGTGCAAGATTTTTAACAGGTATTGGTTCGGTTGAT